GTCACCTTTTTGAAGGCGCTTTAAAGCGCGTTTTAATCCCGGTCGGTCTGTCTTTGTCTCGCTTAATTTATCTTCAAATATTTGTTCACATCCTGCACAAACAAGAGCGTTTCGTTGCAGGTCTGTATTCTGATCATTTGTTGATACCCTTACATAGCCAATCAGCACACTGAATCTCCCGTCCAAAAGCGCAAATCATGCCATGCAGGCCAGAAACGGCCATTATCTAAAACCTCGGTTTACAGGAAACGGTAAACAGGGCCAGGAACGCCGTGCAAAAGAATGGCGATACCTTGTCCGGTGGGCTTACTTTTGAAAACGACTCATCCTTGCCTGGATTCGAAATACTGACTGGGCGAAGATTGGATTTAAAAATGATGCCGACAGCGATACTGATTCATACATGTGGTTTGAAACAGGCGACAACGGCAATGAATATTTCAAATGGAGAAGCCGCCAGGGCACCACAACAAAAGACCTGATGACGCTGAAATGGGATGCACTAAATATTCTTGTTAATGCCGTCATTAATGGCAGCCTTGGAGTTGGTACGACGAATGCGTTAGGTGGTAGCTCTATTGTTCTTGGTGATAATGATACCGGATTTAAACAGAATGGAGACGGTATTCTTGATGTTTACGCTAATAGTCAGCGAGTATTCCGCTTTCAGAATGGAGTTGCTATTGCTTTTAAAAACATTCAGGCAGGTGATAGTAAAAAAATCTCGCTATCCAGCTCCAACACCTCCACAAAGAATGTAACGTTTAATTTATGGGGTGCTTCAACCCGTCCAGTAGTTGCAGAGTTAGGCGATGAGGCAGGATGGCATTTCTATAGCCAGCGAAATACAGATAACTCGGTAATATTTTCTGTTAACGGTCAGATACAGCCCAGCAACTGGGGGAATTTTGATTCACGCTATGTAAAAGATGTTCGCCTGGGTACGCGAGTTGTTCAATTGATGGCGCGTGGTGGTCGTTATGAAAAAGCAGGACACGCAATTACCGGATTAAGAATCATTGGTGAAGTAGATGGCGATGATGAAGCCATCTTCAGACCAATACAAAAATACATCAATGGCACATGGTATAACGTAGCACAGGTGTAAATTATGCAGCATTTAAAAAATATTAAGTCAGGAAATCCAAAAACAAAAGAGCAATATCAGCTAACAAAGAATTTTGATGTTATCTGGTTATATACAGAAGACGGTAAAAACTGGTATGAGGAAGTAAATAGCTTTCAGGAAGACACCATAAAGATTGTTTACGACGAAAATAATATTATTGTTGCCATAACCAAAGATGCCTCAACGCTTAATCCCGAAGGCTTTAGTGTCGTTGAGATTCCAGATATAACAGTCAATCGTCGTGCCGATGATTCAGGGAAGTGGATGTTTAAGGACGGAACTGTGGTTAAGCGGATTTATACAGCAGACGAACAGCAACAACAGGCCGAATCACAAAAGGCCGCATTGCTTTCCGAAGCTGAATCAGTCATCCAGCCACTGGAACGCGCTGCCAGGCTGAATATGGCAACAGACGAGGAGCGCACACGACTGGAGTCATGGGAACGCTACAGTGTTCTGGTCAGCCGTGTGGATACGGCAAATCCTGAATGGCCACAAAAGCCTGAATAAAAATTAAGGCCCGCTATCGGGCCTTGTCTCATTCAGGTTGTTCGGGAAATGTTACTGGCAGGCTGGAAGTGTCTGTAGATTCGACTTTCTGCGCAAAGAGTATCCACTCTGTTAATTTTTGTTTACTCTCGTCGGAAATGATGCCCAGCCGTAGCTGTGAGTCCCATAACTGGGTTTTATCCCTGACAAGTTGCAACAGGCTTTGCTTTTCATTCTCTGCCTGCTGCCTCTGCTCTTCCCCGGTATAAGTTCGCTTTATCACTACGCCATCTTTGAACATCCATTTACCCGAAATATCAGCCCGGCGATTTGCTGTAATATCAGGTAATTCAACGACGCTTGCGCCTTCTGGATTAATTGCTGAAACATCCTTTTCAATACAAATAATAACGCCGTTACGGTCATAGACCATTTTCAACGTATCAGGCTGAAAGTTCTTTTGTTCCTCATACCAGTTTTTTCCATCATCTGAATAAAGCCATTTGATGTTAAATTGTTTCGTTAGCTGGTATTGCTCTTTTGTTTTAGGGTTGCCAGCAGTAATGTTTTTTAAGTGCATCATAATTAAATACTCCCCGCGTTATACCACCTTCCATTAATGCAATACTGAATTGGCCTTGCCTGAGTTGTATCAATTAATTCATCACGGTTTCCGTTAACTGAACCCGTAACGACATAACCTGACCTGTCAGACCAGCCGGGACCATTCCATGTCTGAACAGATGACAGACCGCCCAGGCGAATACCTGTAATAAACCTTGAGTTACATTCTGCCTGCGTATATGCACCAACATCCCCCGCAGAGGGTTTGCGGGTTGTGGTGTAAAACTCTGACCAGTTAGCTTCAAAGCCATAACCATCACGCGCTGAACGATAAAAGATACCGCCGTTTTTATAATTCACGCGGAACTGTACAGCAGGGCAACTCCCCGCATTCATATTAAAGTGGAGGATTAATGTCGATGCGCCACTGATATCTGCATCATAAACGCCGCTATTCCAGTTCCAGCCAACAGCTTTATCATTTGCAACCCTGCTTCCTGTTTGCCCTAAAGCAAATGCAGGCTGCTGGTTTTTCGTGTTGTAGTCTCGTCGCCAGCCAGGAGCATAAGCATCACCATGATTAATATAGGTGAATTGAGCGTTAGTAATTCCGCCACCGCTGGATGTACTCGGCGTAGTAACGCGTATGGTCATTGCGCCGCGAGTGCCAATAACTTCCACCACAGCACCTGCAAGACAAATATTTCCGCAACCTGTATCTGTAATGACCTTATTGTTTGCATAAGCCCATGAGCCTTTGCACATCCAGTAAGGATGGTTAAATGCCCCCTGACTCTCCAGCCACGAAATGAATTGTGCGGTTGTCCAGGTCTGACTATCGCCACCAATATTCAGCCATGCGCTATATGCGCGGCAGGCACCAATATTTTTGGTGAAGGTATCTTTTCCTGGAATATCTGCGCCGTTCTGTTTTTTCTGTAATGCGCCAGAAGCCTGATTTACCGTTTCCTGTAAACCGAGGTATTCGATAACAGCGGCAACGGTCGATTTCGCAAGAATATCCCGCCCGACTTTTGTCAGGGTTGCCAGGCTGGCGACATCATTCCCCGTAAAATACGGAAACTTGTCTGCCGCAGTAGCAAGCCCGGCCAGCGCCGTCAGGGTGGCATCTTTCGGTTGCTTACCCGCAAGCGCTTTAGTCATGGTGGTCGCAAAATTCGGGTCGTTTCCCAGCGCCGCCGCTAACTCGTTCAACGTATTCAGTGCGTCAGGCGACGAGTCTACAAGTGCGGCAATCGCGGCCATCACATAAGCCGTGCTTGCGATCTGAGTATTATTAGTCCCTTTCGGCGCAGTTGGCGTTGTTGGCGTTCCGGTCAGTGCAGGACTATTTAAGGGCGCTTTCTTGTTCGTTTCATCCATTACCGCCTTAACAGCTTTTGGCGTCGCAGCCAGCGTTTCAGATGTGCTGTTAGTGGCGCTACTGAGCTGAACTATCCCTTTTCGTGCCGTCGTTGCGTCCTGAGCGGTATATTTTGCGTTAGCAAGGTCATATGCTGCCTTTACTGCCTTTGGTGTTGCCGCCAGTGACTCGGAAGTGCTGTTGGTCGCACTGCTGAGCTGAACCACACCTTTTTTCGTCGTGCTCGCATCTTCCAGAGATACGGCATCAGCAATATCCTCTGCCCGTTTTGCCGCTGTTTCGGCACGCGTTGCCGCGGATTCAGCAGCAACTTTGCTCTGAGATGCAGCCGTCGCACTGCCTGCCGCCTCTGATGCTTTCGTTGTTGCTGTCGTGGCACTACCTTTCGCTGCTGACGCTTGTCTGGTCGCCTCATCTTTTGAAGCAGACGCAGATGATGCCGATGACGCCGCTGAACCAGCGGACGATGCGGCTGCCGCCTTAGAGGAAGCAGCATTGTCTGCTGAAGTCTTTGCATTTGTTTCAGAGGTTTTTGCTGCAGAAGCAGACCTCGCTGCTGCAGTGGCTTGCTCAGTGGCTTCGCCAGCTTTCGTTGTGGCTGTTGAAGCGGATGATGCGGCGCTTTCTGCCGATTTTCCGGCGGCGGTGGCACTGGCTGAGGCCTGCCCGGCACTTGTTGACGCAGCACTGGCAGACGACGCAGCCGCTGTTTTTGAACCTGCCGCAGCTGAGGCGCTCTGTCCCGCTGCTGTTTCAGAAGACTTAGCGTTCGTCTCGGACGTTTTTGCCGCCTTCGCGGAATTTCCTGCCGCCGTTGCCGAGGAAGCTGCACTACTGGCACTTGATGATGCATTCGTTTCTGATGATTTCGCTGCCTCTTTTGAAGCCGCCGCACCCCGTGCTGAGGTGGCAGCTTCTGACGCCTTCGTGGTCGCGGTGGATGCAGAAGTGGCTGCCGATTTTTGTGACGCTGCCGCATTCGTTTCTGACGTTTTCGCCGCACCGGCACTGGTAGCTGCCGCGCTTTTTGATGACTCTGCAGCAGCAGCAC